GCTTCCTGTGGCGCAACCGCATCGGTTCCGAGCAGGTGGAGGTCCGCGTCGCGCATCTGGTGGGGGGCATGCCGCAGCAGACCTGGACCTTCGACGCGCTGGCACTGCCGCTACGCAGCTTCGATGCGCCTGCCGAGTTCGCTCCCGCACTCGACGGCCTCGCCCACCTGATCGCCAACGGGCTCGCCGGACAGCAGCATGTTCTGCTGCAAGTCACTGCCTTCGTCCGCATCGGCTCGGGTCAGGAGGTATTCCCATCGCAGGAACTCATCCTAGACCGCGGTCGCGGCGACAAGAGCAAGACGCTTTACCAGGTCGCGGGCATCGCCGGCATCCACTCGCAAAAAATCGGCAATGCCCTGCGCACAATCGACACCTGGTACGAAGGCGCCGACGACATGGGACCGATCGCAGTGGAGCCGTATGGCTCGGTCACCACCCAAGGAAAAGCATACCGCCAGCCCAAGCAAAAGCTCGACTTCTACAGCCTGCTCGACAACTGGATCATCAAGGACCAGACGCCGCCAGCCGAGCAGCAACACTTCGTGATCGCCACGCTCGTCCGTGGTGGCGTCTTTGGCGAGGCAGGCTGAACATGGACCACTACATCGACATCACCCTGCGACCAGATCCCGAATTTCCACCGGCCATCCTGATGAATGCCTTGTTCTCGAAGCTGCACCGTGGCCTGGTCGACTGGGGCGGGCGCGACATCGGAGTCAGCTTTCCCGATGTTGCGCCAGGCAAGCGCACGCTGGGCGCGCGGCTGCGACTGCACGGAAGCGAGGCTTCGCTCGAGCAGCTGATGAGCAACGGGTGGACGCATGGCATGCGCGATCACACCGAGATCGGCGCCACAACCGCGGTCCCGGTCGAGACTTCATACCGCATTGTCCGTCGCGTTCAAGCCAAGAGCAGTCCCGAGCGCCTGCGTCGCCGCCTGATGGCGCGCAAGGCCATCGAAGCGGAAGAGGCGCGCACCGCGATCCCCGACAGCGCTGCGGAGATGCTGCCCCTCCCCTACGTCGAGATCCGGAGCCGCACGACCGGACAGCAGTTCAAACTGTTCGTCGAGCACCTTCCCCTCCAGGCCAGCCCGACCTCCGGCGAGTTCGGGTCATACGGCCTGAGCCAGAGCGCGTCCGTGCCTTGGTTCTGAACCCTTTTTTGCGAGGCGCTTCTAGCAGCAATGAAATCAAGGTGTTACGGATGCTCTACAACGAAGGGAGCTTTCGGCACACCTTGATCTTTTTCTTTAACAATCAATAACATCCGAGCTTTCTCCTCTAATTCACTGCCGGATAGGCAGCTCAGAAACCGTGCAGCCCGCCGCCCTGCCCGACTACTCGATTCACTGCCGGATAGGCAGCTCAGAAAGAGAACACCACGAGGCCTGCGCTGCTGGTGGCATTCACTGCCGGATAGGCAGCTCAGAAAACTTCGGGTGAGACGGATTCACGCCATGGATGATTCACTGCCGGATAGGCAGCTCAGAAAAAAAACCGCGCCGGTCGCTGCCGCCACTCCCTATTCACTGCCGGATAGGCAGCTCAGAAATTGGAGGCGGTGGCCTCGGAACCGACTTCGACATTCACTGCCGGATAGGCAGCTCAGAAATAGTGGATCCCGTCGAGAAGAAAATCCGGGCGATTCACTGCCGGATAGGCAGCTCAGAAATCGTGGATGGACGGCGGCGTGCGTCGCAAAGCATTCACTGCCGGATAGGCAGCTCAGAAATTGCGCTTGAGCAGATCGGCGCGCGTCTGGTAATTCACTGCCGGATAGGCAGCTCAGAAAATCAGCGCAAGGGCGATCGTCAGCGCCCAAGGATTCACTGCCGGATAGGCAGCTCAGAAATACGGAACCAAGGCCCAGGCCGCCAAGCAGGTATTCACTGCCGGATAGGCAGCTCAGAAATGGCTGAACGTGCAGGCCGGCTGGCTGGTGGTATTCACTGCCGGATAGGCAGCTCAGAAAATGCCCAACCCGGCAACCCCGCAGGCGGCTGCATTCACTGCCGGATAGGCAGCTCAGAAAAGCTTCTCGTCCAGGTCGGCCTTCTCGGTAATCACGCGCTGCTGATGCGGCTGCAGCCCTTCGGCCGGCTCGTCGGCGGTGACGTGCTCAAACATCTGCCGGGTCTGATCAGCCGTCAGCAGGTTCGTACCAGTCGGCCAGTGCGGTGAACTGGGTGCGATGTGGCCCGGGTTGCATGTCACGCCCGCGTCAGGTCCGAAATCCCCCGGCAGCTTCCACGCGAGGAAGCGATCCACCATCTTGTCGATATTGCTCATGTCCTTCTCCATAGAAATTGCCGGATAACCCGGCGTGCAAGGGCGCGAGGGGGATTAGAACGTCGGCAGGCTGGCGTTTGGCAATACGCTGTTGCGCGCGTAGATCGCCCCGCCGTTGCTGACGTAGGCGGCCTGCACATCCCCAGACGAGTAGCACATATCGAGCCACATTTCCGCTGTGCCGGACGACAAGAAGGTCGTGCGCTGCGTCGCAGCGCTCGGACCTACAGCGCGCGAGCCGATTGCGCCGCAGCCGATGTTCCAGGATTTTGCGGTGTCGATGTCTGCAAACGCCGGGCCGTGCCCACCGCGCCCCGTCGTGCGCACGCGCAACCCACGGGCGTCGCCGTGCATCGTACTGATGTTGTCGTTGTCGAGTCCGTCGCTCGGGTCGCCGTTGCCCCACCCCGCGCAGTCGATCTCCACCATTTTGGGCGACGTGACAGCGGCCGACACTTGATGGTTGTACCCGTCTGCCATGTTGCCGTATGCACGGCACCCCTTGAGAATCGTCAGCCCGACTCCGCGCAGGCTGATGCCGTTTGTGGTGGAAAATCCGAACTTGCAGTCGTCAAATACCAGCACGGTTTCTGCCGTTACGCCCGTCGATAGCGTCAAAAACGCGCCGTCTGCGCCGCCCCGAAATTCGACCCCTTTAACCGCTGCGCGCTTTGCGCTGTTCCAGTAGCCGGCGTTCTGGTTGATGAGCACATGGACATCGGTGTCGATCGCTCGGCCATCGTGCAGATGCAGATAGACCGTAGAGCCGCTGACAAATACGCTGTGCGGCGTGGCCTCGCACGCTGCCTGCGATTCCACCGCCTGGAATCTGACAGGAACCCCCTCATCGTCCAGGTAGGTCCAGTCGAGAGCGCGCGCGAACACGCTGCGCGACGCCGTATAGGTCTCGGTTTCAGCGCCGGTTTCGGTCCACGAGCCAGTCCAGCGCGTCGAGCTGATTACAGGCCCGCCGACAGCAACCACGTTGATGTGATATGCCGGGGTCGCAGCGGACGCCCAGCCGTTGTTGTAGTCGTACTCGCCGGCCTCGACGTTGATCTGCGTGTAGTCGGCGGCAACGGTTTGCAGCGCTTTTTTGAGGGACTTGTAGGGGTTGCCGATAGACCCGTCGCCGGTCGTGTCGTTGCCGCGCGCGATAGAGCACCAGATCTCCGCCAGCACAGGGTTGCGCCACTTGTCCCACTCGTAGTCGGTGCGCACGTCCGCGCCTGCGAGATACACCGACACCGGAGGCGGCCAATCAAAACCGGATGGGCGCGGGATCACGTCCGACATGAGGTTTTGCAGGATTCTATTCCCCCCACCCGGGCCCGTCGTGGCTCGCACGAGCTCGCCGCCCTCGGCGGACTCGATCGGCAGGGCTGAACCACTTTCGATCAGGAGGTTGAGTTGCGACTGGGAGTAGCCGGTGACGACGGAGCCCTCTTCGAAACTGCCGAAGGGGACAGTGACACTGCGGCGCATGATCACGGAGTTGGGCATGGCGACTGGTCCTTAATTGATGGCAGACTGATACGCGGCGGCGTAGGCGGCGGCAATGGCGGTGGGTTGGAGCGATGAGGCCTGCGCGAGGCCTTCGGCGGGCTCGACCTGGTTGGGCTGGCCAGGCGTGACGACCGTAGGTCCGAGGCCCGCACTGCGGCGCATGGCCTCTTCCCTTCCCCGCTGGCGCACCTTTGCGGTCCAGTCGCCGCCGTCATGCAGAATGGACTCCTGCGACAGGGTGCTGATGGTGAGCTCGGTGCGTTCGCGGGCGGCGAGCGCCTCTTTCAGGGGATCCAGGGAGCCCGGACCGTCGCCGACCCACGATGCGCGGCACCAGGCGCGTCGGATTGCGGCGTCGGCAAAGAAGCCGGGGGCGATGACGCGGCCGCGCGCGACGGCTTCTTCAAGCCAGGTCTCGTAGATGGGCTGGCAGAAGTAGGTTGCAACCCAGTCACGACGCGCGCGGAAGAACTTCCATGCATCGTTCATGGCAGCCTTGGCCGCGCTGTAGCTGGACTGGTAGTGCTTGACGAGGATCTCGTAGGGGATCTCGAGCAGCAGGCCGATTTGCCGGATGATGGCGGCGACAAAGGGGTCGAACTGGGCGTTGGGGCGCCCGGGGTTTGCGGTGTCGATCTTCTCGTTCGGGTTGAGTTCGACGACGAGGCCGTTGCCGAGGTTGGTGCCGAGGGTGGCGCTGGCAGCTGCGGTAGTGCCTGCACCCGCGGCGGTCTGGGCCGAGGGCATGAGCGTAGCGGGCGATTCGGACTGGATGAAGACGGTGAACATGCCGCTGACGACGGCGGCCATGAGCTCGGCTTCGGTGTAGCGCTCGAGCTGCTTGAGCGGCTCGATGACCGGGGCGAGGAAGGGGACGCCCCGCGTTTGCCCGGGGCGGCGACGTTCGAACAGGTGCAGGACGTTGCGGCGGCCCGTGCGGCTGCCGAACGCATCTACTGCGCTCCAGGTGATGCCCTGGCGACGCCCGCGGCGGGAGGGGTGGGCGCTGGCGAAGTGGTAGCGGATGGGCGCGCCGAGCGCATCGAGTTCGACGCCCTGGACGAGGCCGGCGGAATCGGGCGTCCAGTTCGGGTTGCAGACGTAGTCTGCTTCGAACAACTGGATGGCCAGGGCGATCGGGGTCCGCTTGCGCGGTACAGACGCCTGGATGGCGAAGCAGTCACCGGAGGTGAGTGCGGTACGAAAGGCGAGCGATTGCAGTCCGTAAAAATTGAGCGCGCGCGTGGCGTCGCAGTCGGTGGATTCAGCCCATAGCAGGAATTCGCGCAGGGTGCTGTCCTGCCATGCCGCGGCCTGATCCTCGGTCAGGCCGAGGGCCTGATGGTCGATTTGCGGCTGCACCGACAGGCCGGTGCCGACCGTGTTGGTGACGGTGGTGTTGATAGCGCCGCCGGCTACGGGCGCGTTGCGGTCGAGGTCGCGGACGCGGGCGCGCAGGGTGGGTAGGTCGGCGATGGTGTCGTCGTCGGCGGAACCTGGTAGGGGGTTCCAGCCGGCGAGGCTGCGGCGGCTGGAGCTTGCGCCGTTGTAGCCGGTGGCGATCATGGCGTGACCGACGCGGGCTTGCAGGCGCTGAGCGGCGCGGACGGGGGCGAAGTGCTCGATGACGCGGTCGAGCAGGGTCCAGCGGACATCAATCTTGCCGCGGCCGAGGTTGACGGTGCGGGCCATGTCAGCCTCCCGGGGTAAGGCCGAAGATGCGCGGGCCCCGTGGGGCGCCGGACTTGGCGCGCTCGACTTCGGCGCTCCAGTGCTGGATGCCGGCGCGGATGGAGTCGAGGTCGGCGCGACGCAGGGTGCGGTCGCCGAGGCGGGTTTCTTGGCCCAGTAGCACTGCGGTCTCTGCGTCGAGGTATCGCTGGAGCTGCTGCTGAGCGGTGGCAAGGTCGATGGCCATGGCAGAGGGAGGTATTTGACCGTGCCAAGGCTATGCGCAGCCGTGCCCCGCGAACAGGGGAAGCCGGGGCAGCGACGTTACGCGGATTGCTTGATCCTGTGCACGGTGCCCTTGCCCACGCAGAATTGCATGCAGACGTCGCGCTCGGTGCGGCCTGCGGCGAGGGCCGCACGAATGGCGGCGTCACGCTCGGAAATGTCGGTCCAGCGGGCGCGGGCGATGTAGGGCTCGTCGCCGCCGTATTCTCGCCGGATCTGTTCTTCAATTTCGCGGGCGGCCTGCTCTTCGAGACCCCCGAGGCTTGCGGCGACGATCTCAATGAATCGCATCACGACATCATTTTCTGCGGCTCGACTCATGCAATGGCTCCACGGATTCGGCGACCACGCGGGGCGGTCTGGATGGCGGCGAATGGGATGTCGGGTTGCGGTATGGGCGCGCCGCGGGCGTCCTCTTCAACCTGGTCGGCAGGGGGATCGACCTCGGGCGCGTCGCTCAGGTCGATGACGTCGCCGAGCGGGGCGAGCGGCTCGACGTCGCTGGGGTGGTGGTCGAACAGGTCGGCGGTGGGCGGGCAGACGGCCGCCTGCTGGCGGTCCCACATGGCGTCGGTGTAGCGGTGCAGGTCCATGCGGTGCGCGGCAAACAGGGCATAGACGGTGCAGTCGAGGACTTCGACGCGAACGCCGGCGGCCTTGGGTACCCAGCGGTGCACGGTGCCGCGGGCGCTGGTCTGCTCGACACGGTGCTCGTTGGTGAGCTGCGCGTAGAAGACGTTCGGCAGCTCGCGAGAGAAATGGACATAGCCGGGGCCGGGCTGGGCGACCTTGAGGCGGGCGTAAAGGAGGTCTTTCGCCGTGTCGGTACCTACGCGCCAGAGGCGCACGCCACGCTTGATCACGGTGCCGGCGGCGTTGATGTCGACGAGGCTGGAGCCGGCGACGATGGGCTGACCATCGCGCGGCTCGCCGCGAATGGCGAACACGCGGCGATGGTCGCGCGCGGCGGCGAACTGGTAGACGAAGTGGGTGAAGTGCCCGCCAGAGTCGATCGCGACGGCGTCGATCGCCAGGCGCTGGCCGCCCTCGTGGGGAAAGCGGGTGCAGAGGTAGGCGTCGAGCCGAGCCCAGTCGGCGGCGTCTGCAGGATTGGCGCGCAACACGACGTAGTCGATCGGCCACATTTCGAAGCCGCGGCCGATGGCCCAGACGACGACCTCAAAGCGGTTGTCTTGCACGTCGACACCGGCCACCAGGACGAGACCGCCTATCGGGACCTTGCGCAGCGGATACGACTCGGCGCGTGCCTGGAGCTCATGCCCGTCAGCGCGATCGCCGGCCTGCTCCCAAACGTCGCCCTTGGTCTCATTCACGAAGCCCTGCATGGGGCCTGGGTCGCCGGCCTTGAGCTTGCCGTGCGCCTCGAGGAACTCGCGGACAATGTCCGACCAGTCGCGCTGGGGGCTGTAGGCGGTCCAGACGTGTGCACCGACGTGCGCGGGCGGCTGGCAGGGCTGGCCGGTGCCGTCGCGCCAGATGCGGTCGCGGCCGTAGCGGTAGCGGCCCTGGAGGTCAATCCATTCGCCGGTGCGCCACAGGCGCATGTAGTCGGCCTGGCGGATGCGACCGTCGCAGTGCGGGCAGACGTGCCACACGTCGGCGGGGTTGGCCGGGTCCCACTTGAACCCATGGCGTACCTTCTTGCCGCCCCACTCGAGCGGATGCTCGCGGCCGCAGTGCGGGCAGGCAATGTGATAGGCCATCTGCGCGCCGGCCTGGCTGTAGCGATAGTCGGTGTGCGACAGGCCCTTGATGCGCGGGGTGGAGCCGGCGACGAGCTTCGGGAAGGGCGCGCCTTCCAGTCGGCCGCGCGCGAGCGTGACCGGGTCGGAGGACTTCTCGATCTGCTGATCGAATCCGTCGAGCTCGTCGAGCAGGACTACGGCCACCGTGATCCGGCGATACGCGCGCGCGGCCTTGCCGCCGAGCAGGTGCCACACCGAGCCGACGAACTGCTTGAGCTTGAGTGTGTCCTCGGTGGTGCTGTGTAGCTTGACGCCCTCGAATGCCTGGACGTCGCGCAGCATGGGGTCGACCTCGGACTTTACAAAGCTGTCCCGATCGTCATCGGTCGGCTGCCACAACGCGAGCTTGCGGCGGCGGTGGCAGGCGTTGTAGGCCATGAACGCGCTGAGCATCTTCGTGTAGCCGACGCGCTTCGACTTCTTGATAGACAGCTCGCTGATGCGATCGTCCGACATCCAATCCATGATGCCGAGCTGGAAGGGGTAGGCTTCCCATCCACCCTGCGTGTGCGAGCTCTCCGCCGACAGGTAGAAGTGCTCGTCAGCCCACTCCGACAGCCACTGCGGCGGCTCGGCGCGCATCGGCTCCATGCCACGCTTGAGCGCAGCACGGACGGCGGCCCAGGTGATCGCCGGGACGGTCGGAGCGGTGGCCACGATCATGCAACCGCCTCTTCAAGCTCGCCGCCGTCGTCGGCATCCTCGGCCGGGGCTCTGCGGAGCATGGATTCAGACGCAGCGCGAACCCACTCGTTACGGGCCGAGGCGATCACGGCGGCGATCGCCTCATGCGCCTCGATCGGCAGCTCGGGCACCTCTTTCCGCAGGCGCGCCGGCAACGCCTCGAGGCGCTCGACCACGGCGGCGCAGGCGTCCGACAGAACCTGCGTGAGCAATTCGACGGGCGCGTATTCGCGCCTGGCAACGGCGTTCTTGATCGCCACCGCCTCACGCTGCTCGCGCGCCAGCGCCGCGCGCTCCTGCACCAGGTCTAGCCCGCCTCCCACTGCAGACGCGCGCCCAGCCGCGATTTCTCGCAGATGCCCACAGTAGGCGTACAGCCACTCGCCAGCGCTCAGCCCGTTCTTGAGCACGCCGCGCGTGACGAGATCAGATACTGCCGGCTGAGAAATTCCGACCAGCGCGCCGAAGTCTGATTGTCTAATTTGTTCTGCAAGAACAATCACATAACCCCCTATAGCAGGTTGCTGAACAGTCCGAGACCGGGGTGCGCATTACCCTTGCGCGGCAGTGTCTGGAAGGACCCGCGCCGCATCACGACGCCACCCCGATAGCTCGAAGCCTGCGCAACAACGCCTTGTCGAATGCGTCTGGCACATACTCATCGCCCAGCTTTTGCAGGTCGATATACCGCTTGTATTGACCAGACCGAACGAAGAGGAACACGGGCGCGACATCAACACCATGGATGCCGCGCTTAGCCCAGATCCCGGGCGCCAGGTGCTGATCGAATCGAGCGTTGAGCCAGCGGCCCGCGGAGCCGCCGACGGGCACCGCGAAATAGACGACGCCGTTGATCGTCCGATAGCGCGACGCGCCCTTGCGCTTATCCAATCGACCTCCCCTCACCTTCTCTCGGCGCGCCCGCGTCTTGTCGGTCATGTTGGCCGAGTAGCCCTGCTCCCCGAATCCCTTGAAGTACGCAATGATCTGCGTCACAAACCCAGACGACACGTTGCCGTAGGCATTGAGGGTGATCGCCCAACTGTTCTTCGCTGGGACGCACTGGTAATCCCCCCGCAAGAAATTGAGGCGGCGCATCGCACCTTCGAGCCCCTTGTAGTTGCGTTGCCCGCCTTCGAAGAGGTGACCCAACGTATCGACGTGGCTCTTGCCCTGCTTATTCACGAATTTGTCGGACACGCCGACGAACGCTCGCAGGTTCTCGTCCGTGGCCTTCTCGAGCACATACACCGCCTTCTTCGCATACGGGGTCGGCCGATCCAGAACGTTGTCCATATGCGCCTGGACGTGCTTGCGAAAACCGAATGCCGTGTCGTTGATCGCGCCCTTTGCTGCGCGCTGAACATCGTCCGCGGCTTTCTTCAGAGTTCGCTGCAACTCTCTGGTATCGAACTCGACCTTGACTCTTGCCACCATCACCCTGCCCTCCTATTCCAGTGCGCATCCGACAAGCGCTGCTCGGCATCGAACGACAGCACCGGCACTACCCCATGCAGCACGACCGGCGCCGGCATTGCCTTCGAGAGCGCTCGCCAGAACGCAAACACATCGCCCAGGCGCTACGCACGGCTCACGCCATAGGCGTCCGGGTCGTCGGTGATGCTCAGGTATTCCCGCAGCCCTTCTCGGGCCGCGGCGATCGTGTCCGGCGTCTCCTCGCCCTGCTCGACCCAGCGCGCACTTACCCGCGCGAAGTCACGCGAGAACTGGCGGAAGGCCTGCTCGAGGTCGGCGGGGATGGCGACCGCGATCGACATGATCAGAACTCGACCTCGACGTCACCCGCCTGGCGCTCTCGCGCATCGGGGCGCGGCACTGGCCAGCGCGGCTTGCGCAGCACTTGCGCTTCCGGCTCGAGGCCGAGGGCCTCATACGCCACGCGCACCACATACGGCGGCATCGCCACGCCTTCGCGGTGGTCGGCGACGATCGCGTGCGCCCAGTCCTTACCCGGCGCAGCCCCCATGGTCTGCCACCGCTGGCGAGCCTCGGCGCACCGCTGCATGTTCTCCGCAAGCGACGCACCCGGCCGCCACACGCCACGATCGGCCAGCCAGCGCTGTGCAAACGTCTCGACCAGGCCGCGCGTCTTCATGCTGCCGCTCCGGCCTGCTGCCGCCGCAGGGCGTCCGTGATGCGCGCCTTGAACGCATCCATCTCCTCGCCCGGCCGCGCACCCGCAATGCCCAGCTCGCGCGCCTTGGCTTCCATCGCGCCCACCGACAGCCACCACGCATCCGCCTTGGGCTTCGGCGGCTTCAGGACGGACTGCAGGCAGGCGTTGAGATACCCCACGTTGATCGGCTGCAGGCTGCCTTCTGCCTCCCGCCGCTGGCGGGCCAGTACGACCGCCGCGCGCAGCTGCTCGTCACGGATGCCTTGCTCTGCCCAACCGAGCAGCGTCGGGTTCAGCGCCTGCGCCGGGATCTGCTCCTGGCGCAGCAGCACCGCCATCGACGTGGCCCGGCGTGAGAGCTGCTCTTCCGGCCGGTCGCTGCCGACCTTCTTTGCAGACCAGAAAGCGGCGATGGCACCTGCGACGCCCGCCTCGGGCTCCAATCCCGGTTCAGCTGTAGACGCCGCTTGGGGAGTAGACGGTTTACTCCGACCTCTGATGTGTGCCGGGTTCGGCTGTTTTTGCCCTGCCGGGTTCGTGTCGGGTTCGGTGTCGGGTTCCGTGCCGGGTTCCGTGCCGGGTTCGAACCACTCAGATGCGCCAGAACCCGCGCCGTTATTGGGTGCAAGCCCTGCCGGGTTCGTGTCGGGTTCGGTGTCGGGTGCCGTGCCGGGTTCGGCCGTTTTTGCCCTGCCGGGTTCATGTCGGGTTTGATTTGGACGTGCGTTCGCGACAGCCGCCAGAACGCACTTGAAAACGAGCCGCTCGCACTTGGCACGGCGCAGCAGCCCGCGGCGTACCAGCTGATCCACAGCCGTTCGGATGCCGCGCAGCGTGGGCTGGACGACCTGCTCGCCCGCGCCCTTCTCCACCGCCTCCTCGGTCCATTCGCGCAGGGCCTGGTAGCTCAGGCCCGACTTCACGCCCACCTGACCGGTGGCGATATCCATGCGCGCGCGGATTCGCAGATAAGCCTTCACCGCCACGCCCGAGCAGCGCGACAGCACATTGAGCTCTTCGGGGGTGAGGTAGATCCCGTTCACGCCGCCACCAGGTGATAGGCCATGCGGTAGCCCGTGGGATAACCCGGCACGCGGTAGCCATCGACCACGCCACGCTTCTTCAAGCGCCCGATCGCCTTGCACACCTGCACCTTGCCGAGCTCGGTGAGTGTCTCGATTTCCTTGACCTGCAGCGGGCGCGCCTCGAGCACCAGCGCATCCCACACCAACCCCTCAACACCTTGCGGGCGCTGCGGCAGCAGATCGGGCCGCTTGCGGCGCGCCAGGCGGGTCACCGCCATCTCTTCCTGGCGCAGCGTGTCGTCACGCATGGCGCGACCCCCGCTTCCCCTTTCCAGACGACTTCACGCCCGCCGCATCCAGCAGGCCGGGCAGCTGCTCGAGCAGCGACTGCACCCGCTGCAGTGCGTCGGACTGGTCGGCCATGCGGTCGCCGCAGTACTTCGCCACCAGGTAGAGGATGGGCGTGACATCGTCGAAGGCCTCGATGTACTGCTCCAGCAGATCGAGGTCGAAATGCCGCTGGCCATCGCCAGACAGCATCACGCTCAGGTTGCCCGGATAGACGAACAGCTTGCTCGCCGCACGCTTGAGGCCGTGCCGATACACCCCGGCCGCCACGCACTCCTTGAGCGAGCTGTAGCGCTCCGCCAGGCCCGGGTCCATGTCCAGTGTCAGCTGGACGTGATCTTGTTCGATAACCATGGATGCAACCTCCTATCGGCAGTTGTGCGCGGTTATCAGTGCCCGCGCTTATCGTGAAACCGTCAGACCAGCGCCTCGACCTGCGAAAAAAGTGAGCCGGCCGCAGCCAATGCCACAGCCGGCTCGAACTTCCCCGAGAGGAGGTGCAGGGAGACAGGGAAACGGGCGGCACGCCCCATGCGGATAGAATTGGAGATCTCACCCACCATGTTCATCACCACAGGAGCGCACCATGAAACTCAAGACCATCACGCTGGGAGACCTGAAGGCCAAGCTCGAATGGATGCGGGATCTGCCGGACGACACCGAGATCACGTTCGGCAACGGCGACCTGACGTTCAGCCGCGCCAAACCCAGGCTGTACAGGCCCGACAACGCCACGCCCGCGATCATCAACATCGAGTTCGGCGAGCTTTACGAGATCACGCACGACTTCGGCTCCGACTGATTCGGCGCTGGCAGCCGGGGCACCTTGCCCTCGCACCACTCGCGCAGCATGCGGGCCACGTCTTCGGCGCGCTTGACGCCGCGATAGCTCTCCATCCGCGCGCCGTTGGGGGCGAAGATGGAGAGAATGTAACCGTGCTGCGTCACGGCGATGCTGGCGACGCAGCCGGTGCGGTCGTAATCGTCGCCGGTGTAGTCCTTGTTGAGATCGACGCCGGGGCCGGGCATGCGGCGGGGAAGGTTCGGAGCGCTCATTTACGCGGCCTCGTGGGATTCGGTGGGGGTCTCGACGCCCTTGCTTGCGAAGTAGTCCGCGAGCTTCTGGACGGTGTGCACGCTCGGGTCGGTGACGCTGCCCTGCGCGATCTTCGCCACCGTCGAGAACGGCACACCCGACTCATCAGCGACCTTTCGCTGTGGGATCGCACGAGCACGAAAGCAGCCCATCACGTAGGCGTAGAGGTTCAGCGGGGTATCCATGCAGTGGACTTTATAGCCATAGATGGCTAAATGCAATAGCCGCACATGGCTTGCTCGTTTCGGGACAATCCTTATATGGACATCACCGCAACTGTTGCAGCCAATCTCAGTGCCTGGATGAAGCAAACCCCTGCACTCGACACGCTGCAGAAGCTTGAATCGCGCTCTGGCGTTGGATTCGGCACGATCCGACGGGCCCGCAAGGGCGAAGGCAATCTGACGATCGAGAACCTAGCCAAGATCGCAGCCGCTTTTGGGCGCGCGCCCGCTGACCTACTCGCCCCGGCTGCCGAGAAGAAAGCCGATCTTCCGTCGGCGCTATCCAGCTACCTATTACCTTCGCCCAATATGCAAAGCGCGATTCCTGCGGCAGACTCGGGCAGCCCGTATGTCTGGCCATTCCCGCTTGTGAGCCAATCTGCTTACGAGGCCCTGCCCGCAGAGGCGCGCGCGTATGTGCAGGGGTGCCTGAAGCAGGCCATTGATGATGCGGCGCACCAGTTCGGCACGGCGACCAGGAAACGGTCGGCGTGACTGGCCGCAGCGCCACGATCATCAAGTTCCCCTGCCGCGAGCGACTCGCGTGATATACGTCACGCCTTGCGGAATCTACGTGCTCACCGCGCCCTAAGCACGGCCAACTCCTTGATTCTCACAACATCTTCCATGTCGCGGACCATGGATTGCACTTCGATGGCGTTCTGCGCGACGAAAGCCTCGTCAAGCATCACAGGCCCGAGCGCGCCTACGGCCTGAGACCACTCGCGCCCTTCAATCATCTGCTGCAGAAACTTCATACACGGCAGATGGCGCTTCGTCACCTTCATGTCCCATTCGCATTCTCGCGCGTCAATGCGGAGACTCTCGATGATCGCGCGCGCCTTCCGGAATCGGCTATGCGTGGTATCTCCGAAGTCGATCGGACTCAGCGGACCGGTGTCCATGCTCATTGGTGCGCGGCCCTGCGGATTGGCATTCGTGAGGTTTGGTGTCTCCGACTTCTGGGTGTCACGCGGACACGGCAGGTCGGAGTAGACATATGCACCGTTAGGTTGCCGGCACTTGTGCACCTGAGCCTCAGCACCAGCGGGGAGCACGGTCGCAAAAAACGCAAATAACAAGGCCTTCATGAGCTCCTCCGCTGATAGATGCGTTGAGAATACACGCGGCTGTTATGCGTGAAAAATTCGCCATCTATGGCTTGACAATCATTAGCCGTATATGGATACTGTCACCGCATCAGCACCAACCACACGCCACCGGGAGCCGACCATGGACCGCACGCTGATCGTGAAGCACACGAAGGACCGCCACGGAGCACCGCTGGCGGTCCTGCACAACCTGCCCGGCGACGGGGCCGAGTTCAGCGCGGCGCAGCTTCGCCGCCTGGCGGCCACGCTGCTGATCATCGCCGACGAGACCGACAAGCGCGGCGGCGAGCGTGTGCTTTCCGAGGTCCGCACCTACTGCCTGGACGAGATGACCGCATGACCCGCCGCACCAACGCCCTCATGCGCGACTACGTCGACCTGCTCGCCTGGTCGGCAGAGGTCGGCCACATCACCACCTACGCGCCGCCTGCCGCATGGCCGCCGCGGGCGTGCCGATCGAGACCGCCCTTCGCAAGCTCGCCGGGAGGGCCGCATGAAGCGCGTCCGCTACCTGCCGCCCGGCTCCATGCGCCGTCAGCGGCGCATCGGCCGCCTCGAAGGGTCAGTCGGCATGCTCGCGCTCGTATGCGCGATCGGCGCCGGCCTGGTCGCCGCCACGCCGCCAGAGCTCTACCGCCCCGCCGCTGCGACGGTGCGCCCGCTGCCGCAGGGCACGCCCGCGCCGGACGTGCGCGTCGAGATCCCGTCCTGCAGCGGCGCTGGCAAGGACTGCAGCCCCGCAGACCCCCCCGCGCCGACCCAGCGCGAGCCCGTCGTCCCGCAACACCACGCAGCGCCGCGGCCGCTGCCCGAACCCGGCACGCTCGCCCTCCTCGGCGCGGGCGTGGCGGCCCTTGCCTGGAGGACCAGAGCATGAACATGAATCCGACCCCCGATTGGTCGCGCCCACTGCGCTGGCACCGCGCGCGCACCGATGGCAACCCCCTGCCCATGTGGGCGCGCGTGCTGGCCGTGGTGCTGGTGTTCGGCGGCTACGGCCTGCTCGAAGCGCACGACGCCGCCACCGAGCGCGGCATTGCCTCCAGCGCGGCCACCCACGTGGCCGACGCCACCCCCTGAACACTCACGACCCCGGCCGGCGGAGGGGACATATCACCGGCAGGTCGTGACGTGGTGACGAGCGCCTCCCTGTTGCTGTGCCTGGCTGGGCAGCACGTAAATGCGGCGGGCACGACCGGACAGGCCGGAAAGCAAGGTCGGCTAACACCCCGACCACCTAACAACCACACCCCGCAAGGACCGAAAATGGAAGACCTCGCACTGAACCCCGGCGCCGTTGAGCACATCGAGCAGATGGCCCGCAAGCCGTTCGTCCTGAGCCAATCGGAGCACGGCTATCTCGCCGCCATCCCGGACGGCTACAACCTCAAGCACCACACCGAGCACCTTGCCGCGCCGGGGCGCAAGACCGGCACCACGACCATGCACGACGTCGAGAGCTTCATTGCCCAGGTCAAGCGCCACGGCAGCCTGAGCGACTGCGTTGTGTCCGTCGACGCCGACTATGCCAAGCAGCGCGTACAGGCCGTAGCGGTGCTCAACGACCACGGCGAAGATGCTGCCGGCTGGCGCGACCACCGCGCGGTTTTTCAGCCGCGCTTCACCGAGGAGTGGAAGCGCTGGACGGAGCAGACCGGCAAGACCATGACGCAGGCCGAGTTCGGCTTCTTCCTCGAGGCGAACCTCGGCGACATCGCAGACCCTGCCGGCGGCGAGGTGCTCAACTTCGTGCTCACGCTGCAGGAAACCCGCAAGGTCAAGTACGGAAGCGCGGTCAACCTCGCCAACGGCATGGTGCAGCTTGAATTCACCGAAGAGGGCGACAGCGCCACGAAGGGCAAGCTCGAGGTGTTCCGCAAGTTCACTCTCGGTCTGCGCCCCTTCGCTGGCGGCACGCCCTACTCGATCGAGGCCTTGCTGCGCTACCGCATCGACCGCAACAGCGGCGAGATCAAGTTCTGGTTCGACCTGCAGCGCGCCGATCGCGTGCTCGAAGACGCCTGCCGCGAAACGGTTGAGCTGATCCGCACCAAGGCCGGCGTACCGCTGCTGTTCGGCACGCCTTAACCCTTACTACGACCGGACTCACGCGCACCGCGCTGAGCTTTGTACCGGAGGCCCGGAGAGCGTAACCGGGCATCCATCCGCATGGCGGCCGAGTAGATCGGGCGCCAGCCGCATGGATCAACCACCCACAAGGACCAACATGACACAGCGGCACGAAACCGAACTGCGCGGCGTCGAAGACGAGCTGCAAAACGCCCGCGCGCTGATCGAGAAGCTCCAGGGCCTGAACGCCAGCCTGCAGCACCAGGTGACCGCATTGCACACCGAGATCGCGCGCGCCGACGAGCACGCGAAAGACCTGCTCGCTCAGCTCGCGCAGCAGGCCGACCCCGCGCCCGACCTCGAAACCGTCGAGCTCAAGGACCTGATCGACGCCGTCCGCTGCTTCCTTGCCGACGGTCAGGAGATCGTGATCCGTGCCAAGAGCGACAGCGTGAGCATCCAGGCGCTCAACGGAGCGCAATTCGTCTGCTCGTCCGCCGACGCCATGGGCGTGCTCGACCACGCCGCAGCGCTCGACCCGCACCTCGTCGTTTTCTGAGGCGCGTCGTGGACATCATCGCCCTCTCGCTGGGCCTCGCCCCGGTGCCACCCACCCCGTCGCAGATGCGCCGCGAGGCCATCCGTGACAAGCACCGCGCTGCGGCGTTGAAGAATGTCGCCAAACGCCGCGCGGTCTCCGAGATCACCGACGCGCTGCTGCAGCTCATGCGCAAGCGTGACCACGTCACCCTCGCAGACGTCATGGCCGAGATCGAGATCACGCGCAGCATGGCCGCAAGCCAGCTCGCCATGCTGCTCGAAGCCGGCCAGGTGACGCGAACCCGCGAGCTCGGCACCGACGGCAAACGCGTGCACGTGTGGCGCATCGCCGACGACGACGACGCGGAGCCAGCATGATCCCGCGCTACGCCCGATGGACGGACGACGAGGTTGCCGAGCTGCGCAGGCTGTTCCCCGACCACACCGCCCGCGAGATCTCCGAGCGCACCGGCCGCGGGGTGCGCTCCATCGAGCTCAAGGCCCGCCAACTCGGGCTGCGCAAAACCTCCGAGTGGATCGCCGAGCGCGCCCGCGCCGCCATGGCCGACCCAAGCCACCCCGCACGGCGCACGCAATGGCAGACCGGGAACGCGCCCTACAACAAGGGCAAGCCGCACCCCCCGCGCGGTCGCACGCTCGAGACGATGTTCCAGCCTGGCCACCGACCGCACACCTGGATGCCGATCGGCAGCGATCGCACCAGCAAGGAGGGCTATCTGCTACGCAAGACCGCCGATACCGGATGCACGCGCCGCGACTACGTGGCCATCCACCACCTGGTGTGGCGCATGCACGGGCGCACCGTGCCGGCCGGCTACGCGCTGTGCTTCATCGACGGCGACAAGCGCAACTTCGACATCCACAACCTCGAGCTGGTGACGCGCGCCGAACTCATGCGCCGCAACAGCGTGCATCGGCTGCCCAAGGAAGCCGCGCTCGCCTACCAACTCGTCGGCTGCATCCGCCGCCAGATCAACCGCCGCACCCGGCAACAACACCAGGAGATCACCGAATGACCACGAACACCATGGACGCCTTGCGCGGCCACCTTTTCGACGTGCTGGCCGGCGTCAAGTCAGGCGACATCGATGTCGAGCGCGCAAAGGCCGTTTGCGAGGTCTCGCAGACCATCATCAACACCGCTAAGGCGGAAAGCGATTACGCCCGCGTGACCGGCATGGCCGTGTCGTCGAGCCTGATCGAGATCAAGAGCTCGTCGCCGGTCGCGCTGGCAGCCAAGGCCAAGCCCGCCGAACCGGTGACGATCGAGCGCCGGGCGAACGGCGCGGTGATCGAGCGCCAGGGCAACGTCACGCGGCACACGGCGCGGTGATCATGCGCCGCCATGCCGCCCTGCCGCGCTGGCTACAGCACGGCATCGCCCGCGCCGAGCGCGAGCGCAAGGCCAACGTCATCGCCCGCCCTATGCGCAACCTGATGGACATGCTGCGCCAGGGCGAGGTGTTCGAGCTAGACGGCCGCGCCGTGATGCGCATGCCCGAGATCGACGAGCAGTTCGCCACCCGCGCCGAGTGGTGCGAGATCGCACCGGCGATCCGCGGCTGGATCGACTGCTGGGGCCGGCTTGCGCCCGATCTGCGGCTGTACCACATGGCCGTGCTCGCCGACCGGCTCGACGCCGACAAGCCGCTCACGCCAAGGCTGGTCGAGCAGGCGCGCGACGAGTTCGATGCGACGGTGGCGCGGCTGGCGGACATCCCGCCGGGGCAGGTCACGAGCGCGATCCGCACGACGGAGATCGCGTGGGAGATCGAGAAATTGCAAAAGAGGGAGGCCGCGTGAATGAGCTTCATCTTTTCGCGGGCGCTGGTGGAGGCATTCTCGCCGGCCAGCTGCTCGGAGATAGATGCGTTTGTGCCGTCGAGTATGAGCCCTACGCCCGAGCCGTTCTCATTGCCAGACAGAACGACGGAACATTTCCGCCTTTCCCAATTTGGGATGACGTGCGCACCTTTGACGGAAGGCCGTGGCGAGGCGTTGCTGAGGTCGTTTCTGGCGGTTTCCCGTGCCAGGACATCAGCGCCGCAGGGGGGGGTAATGGCATCGACGGCGAGCGCTCCGGCCTGTGGCGCGAAATGGCCCGCATCATCGGTGAGGTACGACCCAGCTTCGTCAGAGTGGAAAACAGCCCATTGCTTGTGGGAAGAGGTCTTGCCGTGGTCCTCGGTGATCTTGCCGACATGGGGTATGACGCGCAGTGGTTCCGTCTATCGGCATCCGACTGCGGAGCGCCCCATCAGCGGGATAGGTGTTGGCTTGTGGCCCACGCCGACAGTGTGCGGCAACTACAACCGCAGCGGCGCGAGCGCGAAATCCGGCGACGGCTTGGCTACTGCGGTGACGCAACGGACATGGCCCACGGCCACGGCCACGGCCTACAAGGGATGGTCGCCGAATCACAACCGCGCGGACACGGACGACCGCCTGGATTACTCGGTGGAACGGGAATCTTTCCGCCCTGGCCAACAGACCCCGCCGATGCGCCTGAATCCCGAGTGGGTCGAGTGGTTGATGGGATGGCCCATCGGGCACACCGGATTAAAGCCCTTGGAAACGGGCAGGTATCAAGAGTGGCTGCGGCAGCATTCGCCGCGCTCTCTGGATCGTAAGGAGGCCGCATGAACCAACAGACCACCGCGCCACCGTCCTGCCGCGCCTGCGGTTACGTCGTGCTGGTGACGCTGACGCGCGGGCAGGCGGTAGAGCGCTACGACCGCTGCGAGCACCCGAGCGGGCCGCATCCGATGCATGCGCCGTGCGGCTGGTTTGCGGCGAAGACGCAAGGAGCAATCTGAAATGAGTGAATGGAACCTGCTGCCTCACGAAGAAGCGACACTGCTGAGCATAGCGCGCGATGAGGCGCTGCTTTCGCAAGAGGATCACGACTACCTGCCGAAGGCCCCCGAGCAAGCCGATGTATTTCACCCGCACGAATGGGTGCTGGAGGCGATACGCCGCGCCTACTCGATGGGGCGGCATGCTGGAGCAGAGCGGGCGCGCAAAGAGATCCGCAGCGCGCTTGGCGTGAAGCCATGACCACCCTCTACAAGAAAGTCGGCCGGCGCTACAAGCCTCGTCGCCGAGCACGAGGAATGGGACAGCTACCCCGCTGGCGCGCATCTCGTCGTTTGCTCGCCGGGTAGCACCCTGCGCCGGTTCAACATCGATCCCGATCGCGCCGGCCTGCTGGCCGCTGCCGAGCCGCTACGCAGCCAGATCCGGGCGCTTGTGATGGAGCTGCACAAGATGCGCCCGACGCGCCGGCCGGTGACGATGCAGCAGGCCGCAGCGTGGCGCCGGTTTCAGAAGGCGATGGGCGGCGATGGGTATTTCGTCGAGTACGCGAGCGTCGGCGAGATCGCGGATGCCGTGGTTGATCTGATTGTGACGGAGGCAGGGAAATGACGATGCACACGCCGGGTTATGAGATAACGCGCGACGGTCGAGTTTTCTCGGTGTCTAGCAACTGGCGCGGCTACGGCAGCAGGGAGATGACACAAACCCTAAATGCAGATGGGTATCCGTCTGTTCGGCTGGTCATCGACGGTAAGCGGACACGCATGGCCGTACACAGGCTAGTAGCTCGCGACTATCTTCCTCCACGCCCGTCGATGCAGCATGAGATTAGGCATTTAGACGGAAACAAACTGAACTCACGGGCTGAAAACCTGGCATGGGGCACTGCGAAAGAAAACGCAGACGACCGAGAAACGCACGGTCGTACATCGCGCGGAGCTAAACACAGCGCAAGCATCAAGCGAAGCAATCAGGCCGAAGCCACTCGCGCGTTTCGTCGCGCGCAAAAGGAGAGTCGAAATGCCGCATAGTTTTACTCCGGGGCCGTGGATGCTCCGCACCGCACCAACCAGCGCGGGACTTTGCCACATCGTGAGCGCCGCAGACTGGAAGGGCGCATTCATCTACGGCGATGGAATCAGGAAAGGCGTTGATGACGCACTGCCAAAGGCGCAGGAACTGGCTGCAAACGCCCGCCTGATCGCCGCCGCGCCCGATCTGCTCGAGGCGCTAAAAGACATGGTCGATTTAGTGGAATTGCTGTGCCCTTTTGACGGGCCGCAGCAGCGCAAAGCCCGCGCAGCAATCGCCCGCGCCACCGGAGAAAGCGAATGACCCCAGCTGAGACCGCCGCCACCCTGCGGCAATTCAACGAGTGGCGAAGGGGTGACGAGGACATTCCGCAGCCCGACCCGCGCGAGATCGGCGAGGCGATTAACGCGGCGATCGAGATGATCGAGCGACTTGAATCCTCTGAGAAAGAGCGCGCCAACGCCAACGCTGCAGCCGTGAACATCGCGCTGGAAGCGGAAAGGCTGCAGTGCGAGAACGATGCTTTGCGCGCCAAGATCGCGGCGATAGAGAAGCAGGAGCCGGTTGCGTGGGCTAGAAAACTGGGACTGGACGTACCGAGCTTTGGCTGCGTGACAGACCTGAAGTACCGGCCCAGCAACATTCCAGAAAGCAGCTACATCCCGCTCTACACCCTCCCCGGCGCACAGCCCGCGCCGAGTTTTGCAGACGCCTACCAAGGCGCGATGGAGGAAGCCGCGATCTGGAAAAAGCGTGCGCTTGAGGCTGAAGACCTGAATCGGAAGTTCATCGCTGAAATTAACGGGCCTACTCACATGGGAGAACCCGCGCCGAGCGTGCTTGAGGATTGGCCGACGGAAGAAATGACAACCGCCTTTGCCCGCGTATTCAACGTGCGCGACCAATCCGGCACTTTCACGCCAGCTTTTCGAGCTGCACTCGCAGCAGCGCCGAAGCCGGAGGGCGAGTGATGAAGATTTCGTATAGAGGTCACGAGATCGAAGTAAAGCGCGAGCCGTGCATGGGCGGCTGGCCGCTGCTGTACTACAGCATTTTTCGAGAAAGCGACGGCTATGAATGCCTCTGTGGATTTACTGAGGACACCAGTGCGGTGCGAACCTATATCGGCTACATGAAAGAGCGAGTCGATGCCGAACTGGCGGATCAAGAACCTTGGGGCGCAGCAGCACCGGAGATCAAACCATGACCACCGACCTCGACAGCACCCGCTCTGCTGCCGTCGACCACGCCTACCACTGGCAGCCGATGGCCACGTGTCCGAAGGGCTCGAAGGTGCAACTGCTCACCCGCTACGGCTGCGCGATCTACGGCACCTGGACGGGCAAAGAGACGATCTACGACGGATGGGCGCCGCTGCCGACGCGGGCGGCGAAGGCCAAGTCATGACCACCTGCAACATCACCGAGGCCGCCCGCCTGCTCCATGTCCACGAGGAGACCGTCGCCGAGATGATCCGCGAGTGCAAGATCCCCGCGGCCAAGGTCGGCCGCGCGTGGGTCATGCTCGAGCGCGACGTGCTCGACTACATCGAGCAGCAGATCCGCCGGCAAACCGCCGAGCGGCTGGGGCGCACGTCACCACAGGTACGCCGCCAGCGCCGAGCCGCGCAGGCGTAGGTAGCGCATCACCATCTTGTGCGTGCGGTGGCCCGTGATCTTCATGATCGCCTCGGCCGGCAGCTGCGTCCGCTCGAAGAATCGCGACGTGCCCTCGTGCCGCAGGTCATGCTCGCGCAGATCGGGGCAGCCGGCGGCGTCGAACACATCGGCGTACAGCTTAGACAGCCAGTTCGACCGCATCTTGAGCGCGTA